AGAGGTATAAGCTGTTGCTTAATGACCTCTCGTCTTTTATGTCGGGATTACTGGATTACCATTTTGGGCTTTTTAGGCCGCAAAATGCTGATATTCAATACACCGAAGTCTTGTTTTTTTGATAATTTTGCCGATAAAATTCCCCAAAAAACTCGCTATACATATATAATAAGGTATGGCGAGATAATACGAATACAGAAACTTCCTCTATTGTTTAGCTAAACTGGCTGTAAGAAGTTCAAATTGGCTGCGCAACCAGGTTATTTCAGATGCTTGTTGGTCAATCATCTTCTTCTGGTTTTCAATCACACCCATCAGAACATCTGGGCTTGAATTGATATTGACCGTAGAGTTGGTGATGTGATGTACATTTGTTTGTGATTCTCGATCCTCAAATTCTTCGTCAGTGAGGAAGAAGTCCTGAATAGGCACTTGAAAAAAAGCCGATAACTTTTCGAGATACTTACTGTCAATAGATGTTCTGTTCTTGAAGTAAGTTTTAGAGATATGAGAATTGCCACCAAACACATAAGCGACCATATCACCGACCTGTTTTCTCTGCTCTTTGATAAGACGAGCAATTAAATTTCCGTTAAACATAACTTAAAATCCGTTTTGATGAGTTAAAAATCCTCGTAAACAAGGAAATAAATCCTATAAAAATAGGATAAATCAGTTATTATCTCTATTTTTGCATACAAATTTAAAACTAATTTTTGAATTATGCAAAAAAATAATGTAAAAAATGAGGTACTCAATATCAGTGATTACTACAGATCACTTGATAAAAAAGAAAAGGCAAAATTATTAAACTATCTGATGAGGGTGTTCGATTTCAAATATGCAACCCTCAACACAAAATTAAATGGGCACCGCGAATTTAATCGTCGCGATGCAGAAGTTATTAACAAAGTTATAGTTCATGAATTATGGAAGCAAGACAGATAGAATTCTTCGTGTCACCACAGGGTATGGTTTATTTCTATGGAAAGAACCAGGAGATCATTAGATATGACATGGAACAGCCTGAGTTGATAAGATTAATGGCTCAGATGATACAGACTGTATATCCTGAAGCTTATGAATATCTTTTCAATAATTTCATCAAGAGTGAGAAAAATAAACTGTATCATCAGTTCCTCATAACTGAGAGATTCATTAGATGCAACTTCGGTGCTAATGACACTCTCAATTATGACATCAATCAGGGAATGATGAATTTGGAGAGAGTGAATTGCCCACTCAGAAAATGTTGTAAGGAGGAGAATATTGTATGCAATCCAAAAGTCAAGTCTCCGTTCTTCCCGAAAGAAACTGAAGTTGCTAAAGTATTCGCTAAAGGATATGTAGCCTCAGAGGTTGCTGATATATTAGGCAAATCATTGCATACGGTCACGTCGCAATTGCGTAATATGACTCGGCGACTTGGCTTGCGCTCATCGAGAGAAATCATCAAGATAGTTCATCAGCGCAACTTATGAATTGCCATCATTGCAAGTTTCATCGCAACTGTATCAATGGAGCTTGGTGCACAAATCTGAAGGCTTATGTTGAGCATCAGTTGATAGAAAATTGTTCGTATTATGAGGAAAAAAACATTCGTCGAGAACCATAAAACCTGCGCATGGGCCAAAGGAAACACTTGCAGGTTCTGGGGGTGCTCGCATCGAGAACTATACAAGGATATAAAGAGTGATCATGATTATGATTTTTTCATGGAGAACTCAAAGTGTACTAATTTCAAAAAGCCTAAAAAATGAGACATACTGATATGAAGTTTCGATACTGGTCAGACAGACAGATTAAGAGTAAATGGAACAATCGGGGGGGCAGATATAAGGATGCCCTGACATACCTTATACTGGAGCGGAGTATGACTTTCGATAGGAGGCTAAGATTTTTCGTTAACCAGGATATAGCCAAAATAATGCGCAGAATAGTATAGTATTTTCAGTTTAGCTGATTACAATCTATTTTTGCAGAAGAAATATTCGTGATATGATCAGACAAGATATTATTGACAGAATTATAAGTGATGTCAGCATTCTTGAAGTCGCAGAGAATGGTGGCGTCAGCTTCACCAAAAAAAGCAGGTCAAGACATTGGGCTTGTTGTCCATTCCATAATGAGAGTGGGCCTTCTTTCTATGTCGATACAGCCACTAATACGTGGCGCTGCTTCGGATGCCATTCTGGTGGCAATGTCATCTCTCTTTACAGAAAATTAGAGAATGACTTGCCTTTTCCAATAGCATGCCGAAACTTGGCAAAAAAATACCTCAACGAGGATATTGAGGACGATTGGAAACCAAGCAATGAGGAGTTGGAGAAACAGAAGGAGCAGGATGCCATGCGCATAGTCCTCAATTATGCTCAGTCATATTTTGTTGACTGCATACACGAGAACACTCCAGGAGCTGTTCAGGCAAGGGAGGCTGTTAAGAAACGTTGGGGTGAGGATGCCATCGAGACGTTTGGCATAGGATATGCGCCAAGAGAAGGCTTCATGACCTGGGCCAAGAACAAAGCTCTTGACCTTGATTTATTGGAGCAGGTCGGTCTTATTGGCGAGGGTGAGCGTGGCAAATATTCCATGTTGCGCGATCGCTACACCATACCGATATATGACAAGATGAGCCGGATCATCGGCTTCACCGCTCGCACGATGAGCGACAACAAGGATATCTGCAAATATCTTAATCTCAAAAACAGCATTGTCTATCACAAGGACACTTCCGTTTTTGGTATCAACCTCGCACAGAAGCAGGCGAGGATTCAAGATAAGTTCTACCTCGTTGAGGGTGGCCCTGACGTCATCAAACTGCAGTCTATTGGCATCCTAAATACTGTTGCATCGCTTGGAGGTGCCTGGACACCCAATCAGCTGAAGCAGTTGTTCAAGTTAGCACATAAGGTCATATTCATTCCAGATGCTGATACTCTGAAGGAAGGAAATAAATATCCTGCAGGTACAGTCAATGTTTTTCAAAATGGTAGAGCTGCTCTCGAGGCAGGATTCACGGTCAATGTGCGTGAAATACCTGTTGACTACCCTGCGCCCAAAAAAGAAGATCCGGATTCATGGATTAAAGACAAAGGGCATTTTGAGCAGATGAAAGATGAAGAGTTCATCTTCTGGTATTGCACTCGTAAGTATTGGCCAACACCTGAGGATATAGAGAACTACACTACCGAAGATCGTATGTCAGCTATAGCTGATATATGCTCGCTCCTCATGCTTGTCAGAGACGAAGATACACAGAGCAGCTATCTTGAAGCTCTCTGCCGAAAGTATAATCATAACCGGGAGTGGAAGAATACACTCAAGCGTGCCAAGACTGCAGCTGTGGCCGAGAAGCAGGAGAAGGAGCGCAAGGGTGACATGAGCATGCTGCGTGAATTCGGATTCACCGAGCATGACAATTGCTACTTTGGAACCAACAAGGAGGGTGATGAAGTGCAGTGGAGTAACTTCAAACTGAAGCCACTCTTCCACATACGTGATGACTTCAATCCTGTCAGACTCTTTGAAATTAACAACAACAATTCAGAGACACAGCCACGTCTCATAGAGTTGAATATGGAAGAGATCACGTCAAGCAGCTCACTTCGTAAGCGCCTGTTCGGTATGGGTGATTATATATGGATGGCCAAGGATGAGCAGCTCATCAAGTTATTAGGCTATCTCGGAAGAGTCACAGAGACTGCAGATCCTATCAAACAGCTTGGGTGGCAGCGAGAAGGTTTCTATGCGTTCTGCAATGGAGCCATTGAGCAAGGGTCATGGGTTCCCATCGACGATATGGGAATATTAAGACTCGCTGCAGGCAAGTTCTACCTTCCGGCCATGAGCAAGCTCAACATCGACAGCCGGGAGCTATATGTCAATGAGAAGAAGTTCCGGCACGAGAAAATGACAGATTCACCTACTACACAGAGAGAGTTCTTTTCCAAGGTTGTACAGGTGTTCGGTGATAACGCCAAGGTAGGCTTGTGCTTCTACATAGCTACACTTTTCAGAGATATTGTCATTCAGAAGTCAAGAAGTTTTCCTCTTCTTAATGCCTTTGGCCCGAAAGGCTGTGGAAAAACAGAATTTGCTGCGACGCTGATGAATTTCTTCTATAAATATGAGACGAAGTACGAGCCACTTTCTATCACCAATGCATCCATGCCAGCCCTGTCCGACTATGTGGGTAGTGTCAATGATGCACTGGTGCATATCGATGAATATCAGAATGCCATCGACAACCGCAAGGTGCAGTGGCTCAAAGACCTTTGGAATGGTATTGGCCGCACCAAGATGAATATGGAGAAAGACAAGAAACTGGTGCAGGCTAAAGTTGACTCAGGCATCATCCTTACTGGTCAGGAAATGCCTACTGCAGATATTGCGCTCTTTACTCGAATTATCTATCTTACATTCGATAAGGGTGAGCACACAAGAGAGGAGAAAATGAATTTCGCAGAGCTGGAACGATATCGTCAGATAGGAGCGACACATATCACACTTCAGCTACTGAAGCATAGAGAACAATTCCAGGCTGCTTTCGGTCTTGCATGGAAAAAAGCATCTGAAGATCTTGAGAATGTGTTGGAGAATGATAATATTCTCGACCGCATCATGACCAACTGGACTGTTCTCGTTGCAAGCTATCTCGCCATAAGAGACTACATAGAGTTCCCATACACTTATGATGAGCTGCTCTCTGTCGTTGTCGCAGACATCAAGCGGCAGAACTCAATGTGTAATTCGACAGATGAGGTGGCTGGGTTCTGGAATATCATCAATGCTGCAGTCCAGATGGGAGAGCTGCGCAAGGACCAGGACTTCAAAATCAAATTGGTCGGTAACCTGTCAACCAATAAGACAAGACTTGACAACTGGTCACAGCCGAAGAACGTCCTCATGATACGCAAGGACATAACCATGGCCATTTACCGCAAGTTAGGCCGTTCCATGGACGTGAACCTACTGCCGAAAGAGTCGCTGCTGCATTATCTGCAGATTGGACCAGAGTTCTATGGCACGGCCAAGAACGCAGAGCGGTTTAAGAAGTTTGGCCCGAATGGCCTCCCGGAAACGGTTGAGAAAAAAGATGAGAATGGTGTAATGGTTGGCCGACAGACATTATGGTATAAAGACAGGCCACTCTGTTTCGATTATGAGATGATATCTATGCGATATGGTATAGACTTCGAGACAGAGGCTGGTGATGAGGAAAAAGAGAAGGCCACAAAAGACCCTTACATCATGACAGATGACGAGTTGAAAGAGGCTGGATTGCCCATTATAGGTTTTTAGTTATTGTTTAGATCATATCCTTAGCCCTGGGGAAGAAGGTGTTCTTCCTCGGGGCTTTTTGTGTTCTTATGACAACATTTTCTTGCATACATACGAACCCCTTTTTCGTTGTGGCATTTGTGGCATTTGTGGCATCGTTGATTTTCAGCGGTTTAGAGGGCTGTGGCATTGTGGCATTTATGTGGCATTTTGTGGCAACGTATTGGGCAGTACAAAGGGAGTTGTGGCATTGTGGCATTTTATTTATATAATGTGGCATTTATATAAATAAAATAATATCTGATAATCAGATACTTATAAAAAATGCCACAAATGCCACAACTGAAACGGGCATTTTTAGGTGTCCCAAATATTTTATGATGTTTTTTCCTAAAAACTTAGGAAAAACAGGGACTTTATGATAAAAAATACCGCAAGTGCGGTGTTTTCTCGATTTAATTTCATAAATTTGCAAGGATTATTTAATATATATTTCATGAGCAAATTCGTTATCTACCTCGAAGTCGAGCCGTACATGAAACAATGGCTTACCAATTCCTTTGGCGACCCTGTGGTTTTCCCTGCCTCAAGCAATGAGAATGCTGTCATACGCAGACTGACCACAAAGCGCCCTTGCAATAATGTGCCCGAACAACCTACAGAGAAATCCGTGGCCATTTGCATTCCTGCCTCAAAATACAAGAGTCCGGAGACATACAATTATTTGACCAGCTTTGGCAAGCAGGCATTGCTGGAGAGCCTTGATGACCTGTTCCGCATCAACATGTGGAGCGACCTCGGAGACCTCAGCGATATTACCTGCAAGAAGATGTCCGCCTTCCGAGCTTGGTGCCAAAACAAAGGCATAGACATAGACTATGCAGAGACCATTCGCATGAAATGGTATCGTATGCGAAAGGCATACCAGAAACAAGGGGTCAACCTCTTTAATAATAAAAGATGCCGTAATAACATAAATTAACGTCATAAAGTCATCTACTATATACCCTGTTTTTGAACAGCTGCGAACAACTGCGAACAGTTGCGAACAAACATGAAATATTTAACATTATGAGATATCTTAATCACATCACTAAAATTCAGAGGATTCTGACGTCCAAGTTGCCGTTTGAGTCGCTTCTTGGTCATAAGACATTTGCGCTTCCGACAAACCTGGAGTGGGAGAGTGTTACGTTCCAGCGCCCAGCTAAGTTGGAAATTACCGACAAATATGACGATAAAGTGCGGATATATACGCATAAACTTATATATCGCACATGTGAGGAGGACATCAATACTGCAGCCAAATATGCATATCTGCTTGAAGATTTGGATGGTCGAAGATACCTCATCGGTTCTTCAACAAGACCTTATCCGACAATTAATGTCTCTGAAGTGCATCCTGATTCTTATTCGTCAAGCACACTCAACGAAGTCACAGTTCAGTGGCAAGCATACCGCAAGGCACCGCGTATAGAGTGATTCTACGTATTTTATTTAGGCAATTGCCATGCTTATCTTTGCATCAAAAAAGATTAGCGCATGAAATACGGTATGATGATTTGCGGTACCATAGGTGCAGGATATGATTGGTGGACTGGAACCTACGGCACACGCTCCAAGGATGTCAAGAATTTCCTTGACTCACATTCTGATGAAGAAGTGGATATTGCTGTCTCTTCACCGGGTGGATTCGTTGATGAAGGTCTTACCATCTATCAACTTATCAAGGATCATGGCAATGTCAACGTCCATGTGTTGGGCATGACCGCTTCTATTGCAACCGTCCTCTGCATGGGTGCCAAGCACGTTACCATGAGTGTAGGCAGCACCATGCTTATTCATAATGCGTCAACAGGAGTCACTGTTTGGGAGTCTGCTAACAAGGAAAAACTTGACCAGCTGATTGCAAAATTCCAGAAGCAGCGTGATGACCTTGACACAATAGACAAGGTCATTGCATCTGTCTATGCTCAGCGATGCGGCAAGACATCTGAAGAAATCGTGACGCAGATGAACAAAGGCAGCTGGATGACACCAGAGATGGCTCTGGAGATGGGGCTTATTGACGAGATAAGAGATTTGGATGAGGAGGACAGCAAGAGACAAACCAATCTTGCCAAGAGATTCACCAATTCTTATTGTCAGAATTTGGGCCTCCCGCCAATCAAGGGCGAAACGGTTGAGAAACCATCAAAGAACTTCATGACACAAGTAATCGAAGGTGTCAAGGAGTTTTTCAATAATAACTCTAAGTTAAATGAAATGAAGAAGAAATTCCTCAACCTTCAAAACATCCTTGAACGCAAGGATGATTTCGAAGTGACCGATGAGAAGATTACACTCACCGATGCAGAGATGCAGAAAATCGAGGATGCCATTGCCGACAAAGAGAAAAAACTGACCGATACGGCAGCTGATCTCACTGCTGCTAACGACAAGGTCAAAGATCTTGAAACGAAATTGGCGGCAAAAGACAAGGACATCAAAGCAAAGGATCAGGAAATATCCGACCTCAAGAAGGCCCCTGGAGCCAAGACAGAGGAGCATCTGGATGAGGGTATGCAGGATATTGATGCTGATCAGTTGTACCAAGCAATGAAACAGATTAACTAATGGCAGTTACTGAAGGAAGCACAATTCAGATTACTCCTGATTCACTCAACACAAGCTATGCCAAGTATCGCAAGGACTTGATACAGATGCCAACGCGAGCTTTGGACGAGGTTGCCAAATACATGAGCCGTCGAGTCGGTGTTCGTGGCAAGGAGACCGTTGGTGAGTTGAATGGAGACATGCAGATTGGTCCATACTCTCTTACCCGTGTAGATGAGAATGGCGTGACTATCACCGGTCGTACACTGGAGACATACTTGGGTTCTGGCGTTAAGCCATTTGAGCCAAATGCGGTTCGTGAGTCAATCTATGGCTCAAACGTTTTCCAGGGCGATGCACTCAAAAACCAGCCTATCACTAAGCTCGTTGGAGCTTACCTCTTTGCCAAGGTAGGTGAGAGCTTCTTCAATACGCTTTTTACAGCTAAGCGAAATCCTGGGGGTAAGAATACCGCAGATCTCTACGATGGCTTCAAGACTATCGCGGATCAGGAGATCAAAAACAAGAGTGTCTCTACCGAGAAGGGCAACCTCTTCAAAACTGAGGCCATCACAAATGTCAATGCTGTTGATGCTTTGGAGGCATTCTACGATGCTGCAGACCAGAAGCTCAAGAACACCAAGACATTCATGTTCCTGAACAGCTCTGAGTTGATGCGCTACGAGCGTGCATACCGCAGCGTCTATGGTGGTGTCAACTACAACAAAGAGTTCGGCAAGTCGAAGCTCGACGGTTGCAACAACTGTACACTTATTGGCCTTGACAACATTCCTGTTGGCTTCAAGATCATCACTCCAGGCAGCAACATGCTCATTGGTCTGGCCACTGAAGGCAACAACTGTAAGTTCGAGTTCGAGAAGTCACTGACATCTCACTTCTTGATTGACTTCGTAGCTACCATGTACTTCGGTACCCAGCTCGAGTCTATCAGCAAGGAGCGCATTTTGTTCGGTTACGATGAGATTCCTGCAACAGAATAGGAGTCTCTTCATACGATAATACATTATTATATATAATATGGCAGATCAGCAAAAAAAATCATGCACAGAGTCAGCAGACCTCTACGAGGATCTCCTGAAGTGTCCTGGAGCAAAGCGACTCCCTGGTACAGGTCGCAAGGTCTATCTTGCACCACGTCGATGGATCACTCAGCTGGCTAAACCGCAGCTTGAGAAGGCAGCATCCATGAAGGACTACCTTGTTATCAAGGAGTCTCACACGATGGCTGCTGACAAGAAGTTCATTGTTGCATACTTGGCAACAGACAAGTCCAACTTCTCATCAGAGGCACAGGGCGAGAATGGTTCTAAGACCATGCTCAACAAGCTCGCACTCACATTCCCTGGCACAGAGGAGGAGCAGTCTGCGCTCGCATCAATGCTTCTCAACGAGGATGTCATTGCTCTGATTCCTCAGCGCAACGGCAAGTGCCGTCAGTTCGGTGATGACAACTTCGAATGTTCTGTCTCACCTGCGCAGTCTTCAGGTTCGTCTGTCACAGACGAAACCAACACAACTGTTGAGTTGTCTGTCGGCTGCGAGACATTGCCACCATTCTACTTTGGTGACATTCCTACATCTGAAGGCACCTTCTCTGGCGAGACTGGTGAGTTGAAGACGGCGCAAGCAGGTGATGTGTAGAGTTCATTACCATATAGTTTTTTAACCATGTTCCTGGCGAGGCGATGCTGACGATGGCTCGCCTCGCTTTTTAAGTTTATAAATATGAATGATGTAAATTTCACACAGAAAATCAAGCAGTGGTTCGATAGCGAACATACTGACGATAATATCCGAGAGGGCGCCTTGATGCTCCTTCAGATCAATAACAACCGTCATCTCTATCAGCAGATTCTGCTGAGACCTCAGAAGATGCTTGACCATCTTATCTATGAGCTGCAGAAGCATTATGGCTATCGCACAAAGGGCATGACTCTTGACGAAGTGCACAAGTTTGACGTTGAGGTGACACCTTTACTGCAGAAAGCGGTCGATTCCACCGCTGATGCTGACAAGCTCGCAGCTGAAGTCGCACCTCATCTGCCTTTTGTCGATGCAGAAAACACCGATTCCATCGATGCTTCTGCCATCATCGCCAAAGGCAAACGTGCAGATCATGACCAGCTTCCCGATGAAATCAAGGAAATCTGGGAGGCAAACTGCCAAAGATGGAAGCGCATCAAGGAACTCTTCGAAGCATGCAAGTCTTATCAGTTGTCGTGTGACCGCTTCGAGGGATTAAATGCAGCCAACGACGAGTTCCAGAAGATGCTCCTCACTCTCAAGACAGAATACTATGCCTACAAACAGGGTATGGAGGCGTATGACCATGCTGTTCCTGGCACAGAGGAGAATACTGCCGAGGCAAAGACAGAAACGGTAGTCTCTGCCAATGCCATCGGCAATGCGCGTTCTTACATCGCCAAGAACCTCGATAAGTTGATTCAGCTGAAGGCTGATGGCAAGGAGCAGCAGGCTGAGAAGCTGCAGGCCAACATCGAGAAGCGTGTGAACACCCTGCTCGATGCAAAGGCTGACATCAAGCCAGAGACTCTTGCCAAAATCAAGGAGGCTGGCATCGTGATTCCCGAAGAGGAGGTGAAGCCGGATGAGAGCCAAGCAGATTCAGCAGGCGCTGAAACCGCTACTGCAGAGTAGTTCTCAGGTCTTTCTTGGCCAAGGGCTTCACACCCTCGGCTTGTTGGGCTGGATATTGGAGCAGACAGGTGCAGCGCAAGTCGCTGTCACCACCTTCTCCACATCTGACGCATTCCTGTGCGGAATGATCAACCTTCGCAAGCGTGGGATGATTCAGCACTCAACGTTAGTGGCTGACGTCAAGGCTTCAGCCAAGACTCTCAAACTGAGTCGGCTGATGACGGAGGCTTTTGACGAGGTGAAGCTGACGCTTAATCACTCCAAAATCATCCTCGTCGCTAACGACAAGTGGTTAGTTACTGTGATTACATCTCAGAACCAGACTTATGGTGACCGTGCGGAATGCACATTCCTCACTACGGATAGAGATGTTTATCTCGATGTTCATAATATGCTTAATGATTTGTTAGATGATACGACAACAATTCCCTTATCTCGAGGAGAGCAAACTGCTCCTTCAGAATGTCTCTGAACTCGGCAAGGCGTTGACACCTGTCGAGCAGGTGCCTATCATGATTGATTTGTCTGATGACGAGTCGTCAGCTCTGAAGCTTGAGCTGCAGGAGCCTCGCTCACCTTATCGCAAGCAATACCTGCTTGGACTGGCAGAGACCGCCAATGAGTTGCGCACATCCAATATCGCTCTCGCCAAGGTCGGTTCTCCTGGTGCATACCATGCTGTCATGTCGGAACTCTCACAGATCATTGCCAATCTTGGTTGAATATGAGTCTACCAGTCAATGTCGATGACTACATGAAGTACATGCCTCTCAATGAGGATGAGCTTCAAGACCTGCATCTCTCTGCTGTTGTCAAGGCCAGGGTTGAGCGCCTGAGAGGCTGCTACGCCTTCTGGCTTAGATATCCTCGCTACTCAGTGAGGGAAATGGTGGAGCAGGATAAAGCGATGTTCGGCATCAGCGAGAGTCAGGCATACGATGATATTCATCTCTGCCAGCTCATGCTCGGCAACCTCAATGCTGCATCCAAGGAGTTCTGGCGGTGGAAGGTCAACCAGGAGATAGATGAGGATCGCAAGGCAGCCAAGGCTGCAGGTGACTTCCGGGCTCTCGCCTCGATGCAGAAAAACCGCATCAAGAACAACCGTACCGACTCACCTGATGAGCCTGATCTTGCTTTCGACAAGATTGTGCCTGTTGAGTTCATCATGACAGATGATCCTACAGTCATCGGTTTGCAGAAGATTCCAAATCTTCGTGCGAAAATCAAGAAAATGGAGAAGCGATACTCTATGCCTGACATAGAGGACGCTGATTTTGAGGAGTTGCCAAATGACGGGTCAGCCTAAAAAACTATTCTTCAATGATGTGCAGTCCAGAGTCTTGCAGCTCATGCCTCATGACCTGGTCTGCGAGTGGGGGCGAGGAACTGGTAAGGGTGTGGTCGAAGCTGGTCGCATACTTTATGCGGTCCAGCACATGCCAGGTTCCTGTCTGGCCATGGTGGCACCTTCTGTCAAAAGATGCCAAACTAACATTCTTCCATCAGCACTTGTGCACCTCGAGGAGTGGGGCTACAAGCGAGACGTCCACTACATCGTGGGCAAGAAACCATGGAAGGCTTTGCACTGGAAGGATCCACACTTCCAGCCGATGAACTGGGAGAATACCGTCGCATTTTACAACGGAGCTTATCTCAATATCATCTCGCAGGACCGCTGTGGTACATCTAACTCACTCTCACTTGACCACGTCTTTATAGACGAGGCAAAGTTCATTGATTGGGAGCAGCTCAACAATGAGACGCTCCCGGCCAACCGTGGTAACAAGCAACTTTTCGGTGACTGCTGCTTGCACCATGGTCTTACGATTACTTCAGATACCTCTGCAACCAAAAAAGGCTCCTGGTTCATGCAGTGGGAGAAAAAACAGGATAAGGAGCTGGTCGCGACGCTCGAGTCTGTCGTCGTGCAGCTCCATAGCATACGTAATAAGTTGGCAGCGCACCCAGAGCGTTACGACTATTATATGTCGCAGGTGCAGAAATACGAGAAGATTCTGCACTCTCTGCGTTCCTACTGCCTCGTTTATTCCAGATGCTCCAGCATCCAGAACCTGGCAGTCCTCGGGGAGGACTTCATCAGACAGATGAAGCGAGACCTCCCCAAGATGACCTTCCTGACAAGCATCATGTGTCAGCACGTGGGCATTGCACAGGATGGCTTCTATAGCGGTCTTGACGAGGATAGAAATTTCTATACCGCTCCCAACGTCACCTTTCTCGATGACCTGCAGTATTCCTTCAACCCGCATCATGACCAGCAGGACTGCCGCATGGATTCAGATATAGAGGACGGTTTACCGCTGATCATCGGCTCTGATGCCAACGCCAACATTAACTGTCTCGTTGTCGGGCAGGTGGGGTCTGACACGAAGCTGCGCATCGTCAACTCATTCTACGTGAAGTACGAGCGCAAACTTCCGGAACTGGCTCAGGACTTCTGTGATTACTATAGATATCTCAAGGATAAGCGAGTCATATTCTATTACGATGCCACTTTCGTAGGCAATGACTACGCTACGCACAACGAGAAATTCTACCAGATCATTGCCGGAGTCCTTCGTCGCAATGGATGGCTGGTGTCAGAGATTTATATCGGCAAGCCGATGAACCATCTCGAGAAGCAGCTGCTCATCAATCGCATGTTCAAGGGACATGCTCAGCACATGGTCCTGATTAACCAGGACAACAATGAGGACCTCATCATTTCTATTGAGAGTGCCGGAGTCTACAACAATGGCAAGGACAAGAGAGGTGAGAAGCTCATCGAGACTGATGAAGATCAGCTGCAGAACCGCACCGACTTCTCTGATGCTTTCGATACGGTGTGCATTGGGGCAGAGAAGTTCCCACAGACAGCCATCTATATGGGTGGGCTGTCATGCTATAGAGGTTGATTACTCATTTTTTATTGTTTATAGTTTTTAAGTTATTGGTTTTTAATTTATTTTTGATTGAAGGCTGTTGCTCGAGAGAGTAGCAGCCTTTTTTTGTTTTCTTGCTGCAGAAGAGGTATCGCCCTGAAGGGTCGATGGATTGTCTTATTCGCTGTTCCGTACTTTTTGTGATTTGCATCCCTTCAGCCCGTCATGTGTCCCCATTCGAAATTTCCTGTGCAAAGTTAGCTTTTGGCGATTCAAACTGCCGCATGAACCTGGACTAACAAAAGCCAAAAAAACTTCACGCTGCACTATTTTTTTACCTTTTGTTACTACAGAACCCAACGTCTGTTTGCCTCTGCCAACGCAGTGTGGAAGCACAGGAAAAATCGAAAGGGCACACCGGGCTTTGAACGGAATGCAATTTAAAAAAAAATACTCCACAGCTGGAGTTGGGAAAAATCTCTGGACTCCCGAACATTACCAGAATACGTTTAATCATTCAAAAATTTAAGACAATGAGACAAAGCTATTTTATCGAGTACGTACCAAATTCGTACATGAGCCTTTGCACAGACAAAGCGCAGCAGATGGCAAACAATCAATTTATTTATGATTTCAAGAACGGCAACCGAGCGGCCTCACGCTATTGTGGCGAGTTGTTGATGAAGTATCTTTCACAGAGATATGGCAATTTGTTGAGCGATTTCGTGGTGGTTTTCGCTCCATGCTCAAGCCAAGTCAAATATAATAAGCGTTTCGGCTATGTTGCTGCAATGTTGAAGGCAATGAACGTCAAAACCGCAAATGAGCACATACATATTTTCGGGGAGCGCAAGCCTTTGCACAACGGAGGAAGCCATTTCGTGAATGAGGATGTTTTCAAAGTGAGTGTGGACGCTGACTTTTTCAAAGGCAAGAACGTCATTTTGTTCGACGACCTTTTGACAAGTGGCAAGACCATCGAGGAGTTTAAAAGCAAAATCGAAGCCGCAGGCGCTTACGTTGAGGAAGAAATCTTTTTAGGTCGCACAATACACCACGACCCAATCTCAATGCGTGGTTGCTTGCAAGAGATGGCAGAAGGATTTTACGATAGCGTAGCACGTTCAAAGAGATGTTTCCCACAAGGTGTTCAGATAAACAAGTCAAACAGAAAAATAGCATAAAGACAATGAGAAGTTACAACACAATGTTAGCAGACGAGAGACCCGAGTACAAGGCAATGAACTACGGCTTTGACAATCTCAGTAATACAGAACTATTATCCATGGTAATAAACAGAGGAGCGGGCACAGCTGAGAGCATGAGACAAGCACGCCAGCTGATGAACATGGTGGACAACTCGCTGTCGAAATTGGCAAGGCTGTCCATGTACGATTTGCAAGTGGTGCAAGGTGTGGGCGATTGCAAGGCGCTTGCCATACTCGCAGCGCTTGAACTTGCCAAGCGAAAGACGATGGAGAAGGGAAGCCAACGCCCTGACATGGGCAGCAGTCTGGCAATATATAACTATCTGCAACCGATGATAGGCGATTTACAGGTGGAACAGGCGCACGTCATTCTAATGAACCAAAACTTTAAAATGCTCAAGCACGTGAAACTCAGCGAGGGCGGTCTTACTGAAACAGCCGTAGACGTGAGGCTGATAATCAAAGAAGCCGTGCAATGTAATGCCACTATCGTGGCACTCGCACACAACCACCCAAGTGGCAACACCAAACCAAGCAGACAAGATGACGTGCTCACACTCAATGTGAAGAAGGCTTGCGAGGTTATGCGCCTCTTCTTTATGGACCATATCATTGTAACCGATGGAGCATACTACAGCTATCACGACAAAGGCAAGTTGTAGAACGATAGGCAATTGCCACGTAAAAAACTCGTACATATTCCGCTATGGCGAGCCGTGGCAATTGCCAGCCAGCGTAGGGCGGTGTGGGATAGCATTAAAGCTACGGGCACGCATTTTTGCACCAACTTTTGATAAAACGTTGTTTTTCAGTTGGTTGGCAAAAATGACCGTGGAAAATTTGTGCAAAACAGCACAAATTTCCAATCGGATGCATCCGATTGCCCCGCGAAAATGGCTGCTTATGACAATTTCCAAGTAAATTGCCACAAGAAACGAGCCATTTTCGCGGAAACCCCTCCATTGCATTTCGGGGTAAAAGAGGTATTCTGATTTCTTGACATCATCCGAGAATGATGGGAAAAAGAGGAAAAACCGCGTCTGATGGGGCTGAAATGTTAAAGTTTAGTTATCGTAACAAAAAAGTTACCGAAATGTTTGGTAGTTTGTAACTTTATTGTTACCTTTGCATCGTCCAACAAGGACAAAGTGTTCTTTAAACATACTGAGTGATGAAGTACAATGAACTTTACAAGAAGTTGAGAAAGGCGGGATGCCTTCTGCTTCGTCATGGATGCCGACACGACATTTGGCAAAATCCAGCTAATGGACGATGCTCAGCCGTTCCCCGGCATGGAACTGAAGAGGTTCCGAAAGGAACTCTCAAATCTATCTATCAGAGACTTGGGCTTTAGCCCAGGTCTCTCTTCCATCAAAGTTTGGTGTGCGAGAAGAACACTTTTGATTAGATTTACACATTATTATCATATAGTATGGCAAGAATAGTTACAGTTGTGGTGGAGTCTGGCAAGGGAGGCTTTAGCTGCTTTATGAGCAAGGATTCCGATGACCTCAATTTTGGCATCATTGGCGATGGTAAGACGGTGCAGGCTGCCATGGACGACTTCTATGTTTGCAGGGACGAGGAGAAAAAGTTCTTTGAGGAGGAAGGCAGGGAATTCCCTGACTTGGAGTTTAGGTTCGTTTTTGATGTCGGAGCTTTCTTCAATTACTATCCCCTCAGTATTTCTGCATTTGCCAAATATATTGGCATGAACGCTTCACTGCTCAGACAGTACGCCGCAGGCATTAAGGTGCCGCAGGCTAAGAGCTTGGAAAAAATAAGGCAAGGCATTGCCAAAATCAAAGGAGATATAGACACTGGTCTCTTGATAGATAAGCCAGTTCTACAGTATGTTTAAAGAATGACAACCACAATTGGTTGTGTTTCATAAAGTAATTAAATGAACTCTTGAGCCCTTGGTGCGTGACGCATCGGGGGCTTTTTCATGCCCAAATGTTAAAATATCAACAGATGTTGAAAATAATTACCAAAATATTTGGTTATTCAACAAAAGTTTATTATCTTTGCATTGTGTTAAGATATAAACAATATGGTAAAACGAAAATCAAAGGAACTCCAAGAAAATGAAGACGATTTGCTTTTCTACCTTGAGTATTGGAAAGAGTTCCCCAGTACTTTCAGAAAGGTAGCAGAAAAAGAAATCGCAGAGTTAGAAAACAAAATTAAAAACCAAAAATGAGCAAGTCCCCCTCGGGGGACGCTCTTTCACTTAAAAATATTAGATTATGGAATACAAGGAAATGATTGATAAGGTCAAGGCTCTTGCTGCACAGAACAGAGCTGCCAAGACCGCAGAGGACAAGGCTGAGGTTCGCCGTCAGATGGATGCACTCAAGGAGTCAGACCCTAAAGCTTTCGCTGTGGCTGTGGGATACATGGCTAAGAAGACGGAGGAGAGAGTCAAGGAACTGACCATGGCGGAGAAATTCGGAGAAGTGACAAGCATGCTTTCCATGGCATACATCGCCAAGGCTTACTTTGGCAAGTCTCGCTCTTGGCTCGCACACAAGATGAATGGCGACACCATCAATGGCAAGACGGCAGCTTTCACCAACGAAGAGCTTGTCACCCTCAGAAATGCATTGCAGGATATGTCACAGAAATTTAGCTCGCTGAGCCTAACCATATAGGCTTATGTCTTAACACACCGCCCCCGATGAGAGCTACATCGGGGGCTTTTACTAATAACTGATGGATGTTCTGAATATTGATGATACCAAGGCTGGAGCAGTCTTTCTGCTTCGCCAATTGGTCAAAGGTGATAATACGAGTATAGAACTCAGAAATAGCATGATTCGAGCAGACGTGGATGACAGCTATTTCAAGTTTATCATTGAGGGACTTAGCGAGGCGTGCTACATCGAGGAGTCCTTCAGCATGTGGCGGATAACTCCCAAAGGGGTGCGCTATCTGCAGGAATATGAGAGACGACTGAATGTTGGCTCGGATTGGTCGATAGAGGGCAATTCTTCTGCTCAGGAAAAGAAAAGAGAGGAAGAAATGCAGGATAAGGCATTACAGAGGAGTAATGCCAAGTGGACTAAATATGGCTTCTTTATAACCCTAATATCCGCAATATTAGGCTTATTATACTTCCTTTGGGAGAACATATTGTAATGATTGCTATGGTGATGCCTTGGATACAGAGGCATTGCCATAGTCTTGTATTGCTTTTTTCAAGATGCTTGATGCGTCGTTCGATTCTTTCTTCCATACCTTATTATATTAATGAAATCATCCGCAAAATTAATCATTTTTCCACCAATTCGCAAAATTTTCCTTAAAAAGCTTGGCACTTCCACTTTTTCTCTTTGTTTTTAGGATTATTTTCCTAAAAACTTAGGAAAATATTTGCTCGTTTCAGAAAATAATACTACCTTTGCCCATAGAAATACAGATGAGTCAGACACGGGCAGAGCAGGGCTTGTGAGTGGCTATTTAAGATATACAGCTGTGACCGACCTGTGCTGAAGGACTGCTCTCCCGATGCACAGGTCATTTTTTATTTATGGTTTACTCCGACAGACAGATGAGAGTAGCTGATGCTACAATTAAGCAACTTTTGGCAAATGAGACTTCAATGACCAGAGATTCGATGTTAGCCTATGTTGATGAGTTGTCTGATGACAGGGTTGTTGCCAATGATGTGGTGACTATGTTGGAGATTGATGGCTTGATAGTTTATACAGGAGATTACGATTGGAGGGTTCAGCTTACAGACAAGGGATGCAAGGCTGCACAAATGGGGTTGCTTAGATACCTTAAGCGACAAAAAATAATAGAGAAGATGAAGGAGTATAAACTGTTCGTGGGGATAGCCAGTGCTATAGTCTCTTTTGTGTCAATGTTGATAACGCTTGCTCTTACAATTTACAATGCTGTAAAATCATAAGGGCACATGCTACAACAGATACGATGGCGCAAACGGCATTAATCAGTATGATTAGAATGTCGTAAAATAATTCTTTTCTTTCCATACCTTATTATATTAATGAATTCACCTGCAAAATTAACCTTTTCCCATCAAAAACACAACTTTTTCCCAAAAATATTTGCCAGTTCCATTTTTTCTCCTTACCTTTGCCAATGCTTACAAGATGATAGTAGTCTATCCGGCAGGCGACCGTTTCGCCTATGGCTTCTTAGCCGCAGGCTTTTTTTATGCCTCGGGAATTCATTTTCCTAACTGGAGAAAAATATTTTCCCAACTGGGGAAAAAGGAAAACTCTATATGGCGGCTACATGAACCGTAAGATTTGATTTGTCCTCTCGGATAAGCCATCATCTTGTAAGCAACGGGGAATGCAGCCGCCACCCTTTTATCCAATCGGCTGTTAATGCTTACAAGATGATGCAATATGCAGAATTCTATTTTGATTCAGGATGCGATACAGGCCAAGCCTGCAGGCATCCCAGTGAACGAGGGGCTCAAGACCCTCAAGTGTGCAACCAAGCGCGAGCTCAAGCGACTCAGCAAGACCAAGAGCGAGACCTTCAGCATCCTCTGCGATGAGGAGGTGACCTATGGCGAGGTGGTCATAGCCATGATTGGCTGCGTGGCGCTTATGGCCATCGTGGCAGTCAGCGGATACTTTTTCGGAGGGGAGGTGATGTGATGGCCGACAACAAGAAATTCCGTATCGTAGGCGAGTACTATGGCAATAAGGTTCCTGAAGGCGAGGAGCACATGGCGTACATCAAGAAGATGAACAGCGCGCTGCGCGCATGGGCCGACCTCAACGATGAGCGTGGCTATATCCTTATCACTGTAGCCGAGAGCAAGGAAGGGACAGCAGTCCTCAACGGCAAGGTCGTAGTTAAGGCTACAAGTTCCTGCGACGTTGAAGGCAATAACAAAAGACTGTCATACGTCCTCAACCTTGTGTTGCACGACGATGAGAGAATTCTCGAAATTCTCCGTCTTGCAGCAAAAATAGACGGTGTCGACTTAGAGAAAGGAGGCGACGATGGCGAAGAATAAACAGCATGATATTTCTTCTCTCGACTCAAGACGCAGACGCATTCATACGCGTCTTGTGGACAGATACTGGGAGCTTGACATCGATTTCGTTGAACTGTGGGGTTTCAAGGAGCGGGCTGTGATAGAGTTGAAGCTTTGCCGTCGCGAAAGAGTGAGAGACACGCAGAGAGAAATCGTGCAGCGCTTGGAGCGAGAGCTGGCCCACATCTCACGTCAGCGGGACAAATATGGCCGTTGGGCATCATGCATCTATTACTGGATGCAGATTCACGACCTTGCAGCAGAGAGAGTGGCGCTGCGTCATCAATGTGATGAGGCAGCAGAAGAGTTACAAACCATTAATTTCGTATAATTATGCCAAAGACAGATAATTCACAATCAAGAATAATGCTTGATGCTTATTTCAAATTCCGTTCATCACTCCCTGCCAAGGACGAGGATGGGCGACCATACAAGAAGTCTTTCAAGACGACAGAGGAGATAGCCGCAGACTTGGCTACCATGGTGGTCATCGACTTCTCCGACATTGTCACATATATGCGGCAGCATGAATATGTGGTCGCCACGCAGCCAGATGGCACGATAGCATGGGCTATCTGGGAAAAAATGGTGGGCATTTGATGATTTTCCCATAATAATAGTTGTTTTCTTTGATTTTTTTGCTACTTTTGTGGCAACTTAAAATTTTTGAATGATGAGCGGAGAGTGGCGCGTGAGCGTCGCTCTCCGTATTTTTATGTCCATACCCTCCATATTATCTTTGCATCAAAAAAGATAATATGACCATCAAATCAGCTCCGTCGGGCACATGTTTCCTTGAGAACGTCCGTGACCTCGACATCCTCACATCTATGAGCCGTGTGCTCGTTACTATCAAAATAGGCGATTCCACCGTCTATGATGAGTTTCTCTATCCTGCCGATGGAGAGATACAGCTGTCGGACCTCGCAGACATCTATCGGCCTTATGCCAGACAGCAGCTCATCGTTGACTCTGTCATCACCATCACGGAGCAGAAAGTCTCTACAGGTGTAGAGACCGATGAGGTGACGCAGAGCGACAAGAAGACTGTCAATCTCCGTGTCCTCTATGCCACCGTGGATATTCCAGATATCGACTGCCAGGAGTTCACGGACACGCATTTTCTCACCCTGCTGCAGGATGCCAAGACAACCTCACTTGGCAGACTGGAATATCTGCATTATCTCGGCACCGACACAGCCTCCGTCACGGCATACTTCACTGACGGCACCAAGCAGCTCTTCACAGCAGAGGTGGTGGGTGGCAATGCCAAATACACCACCATCGACGTCTCACCTTCCAAGTTCTCGGTCAGAGACAAGGTACTGTCATACATTGACGTCAAGGCCGGGGAGCGCCTTCAGACGTTCATCATCGACCAGGAACAGCCCGACTGCGCTCCGATACTCCTCTTCAGCAACTCCTTCGGGTGCCAGGAACTCATTTACTGCACGGGCAAGCATGAGGTGGCTCCTGAATACACCCGTGACTCTGCAGTCATCGGAGGCAAGAACATCAACTACCGCATCACAGAGAAGCGCATCTTCAAGGCTGACACAGGACCGCTGACAACAGCCATGGCCAACTGGGCTGACGACCTCTTCCGTTCCGATGAGGTCTATATCGTCAATATCTATGGTGGAGAGGCTGCCGTCGGCAAGCAGGTCACCATTTCCGACTCCAAGAGCGACAATGACAACCTGCTCGAGACCATTCCTCGCTTCACCTTCAGCTATGCTTACTCGCAGCGCCAGCACAATGTCCTGGACATGCACCGTGCAGGCCGCATATTCGACAACACATTCGACAACACATTCAACTGATGAAGAGAGCAGCTTTCCATATCAATGAGGTTCTGAAGATGATGGACAAGGCCAAAGACGACCATGCCACCATCAAGCTTCGGGCATGGACCACCGACGGCAGAACCGTCAATTATGACGGATGGCTCGTGTCGGGTGGCAGCTGGCGTGGAGGCTTCCACCGCCTCATGCATCCAGCCACAGGCGAGGTGCATACTCTGCCCGACGTTTTTATTTATGAATTTTTAGGTTTACCAGTATATCTATGAGCAAACAGAAATATTCCATGCAGCAGGTCGGAGTGCTTGGTGACAGTGAGCGTTATATGCTCATGCCGACCACTGCGGTTGGAGGTGCTACCACCAACCAGGCTGCCATCGAGCAGCAGTATGGCAGAGACACCCATTTCCTCGGATCAGGCGAAGTGGGTGATGCCTACTATTCGCCTATTACCGTCAATGGGCGAGACTATGAGTATATCAACTATGGCGATGACAATGACATGCCTTATGAGCTGCAGCGTCTCCTTCGCATGAATATGATTGCGCAACGGGCACAGGCATTCAACGTGCAGTGCTGCTACGGCCAGGGGGTACGTTTCGTTGATCGTGCGACAGGCAAGGACACCGATGATGCTGAGATACGTGACTTCTGCTTGCGCAACAGCGTGCATGAGATATTCATGGAGCAGGCCACAGACATGAAGTTCTTCTTCTGGAACGTCACCGTCATCATCCTCTCACGTGACCACTCCAGGATACTGCAGATGCGGCACAAGGATGTGTCATACTGCCGTTTCGAGCGCCCCAACGAGAAGACTGGTCTCATCAATCACATCTTCTATGGCGACTTCCGCAAGGCGATGTCACCCATCAAGGCAGAGGCCATCCCGCTGCTCGACATCAACGACCCGCTGGGCGACCTCTTGGCACGCATGGGCAAGGGGCCAGACATCTATACAGGCGAGAAACATCCTGCACCTAAGCTCGGCCATGACTGCAAGTTCGCCATCGTGTCGCGCATTCCTACTCCTGGTTATCAGTATTATCCGATACCTTACTATGCCGCCATGTTCGACGATGCGTGGTACGACATCTATCGGCTCATCGGCATTGGCAAGCGCTACATGATCAAGAACACCTCTGCACCTCGCATTCAGATAGAGATACACAAGGATTATTGGATGAACCTCTGCAACGAGGAGGGCATCATCGAACCTCAGAAGCGCAAGCAGCGCATCGATGAGGAGAAGCAGTCCATCATCGATTTTGTCTGCGGCACGGAGAATGCAGGCAAGGCACTCATCACAGGATATTACTTCGACCCTAACGGCAAGGAGCAGCGCATGGTGCGCATCATCAACCTCAATGAGAGTGGCAAGAAGGAGGGTGGAGACTGGGCTGACGACATGTCGGAGGCTTCCAATGCGCTCTGTTTCTCACTTGGCGTGCATCCCAACTTGGTGGGTGCTACACCGGGCAAGAGCCAGATGAACAACTCGGGTTCCGACAAGCGCGAGCTCTTCATCCTGAAGCAGTCGCTCGAGAAGCCTTGTCACGACATCATGGTCAAGCCATACCATGTCATCTTACATTACAACGGATGGAGCGAGCGTGGCATCACCGTCGACGTGCCTATGATAGAGCTGACAACACTCGATAAGAATAAGGACATGCAACAATCATCAGTTAAAAATAACGGCAATAACAATGAAGATTGAAATCAATAAACAGGATTTTGACGATGCCATCTTGGTGGCAACGTCATCCAATCCGGAGGTCTTCAATTTGGTGAGACCTCATTTCTCGACTACATATAACCGCATCAAGCGTTTTTGTCTCGGTGATATAGGTGCTGAATTCTTCGATGAAAACGAGGATTTTCAGCCATTACTCAAGAGATGGGTCTGTCTTGAGACATTTATTATGGTGGTCCGCCACCTTGATCTTGTGCTCACTCCTACAGGTTTCGGTGTCGTGAGCAATGGTGAGGTCTCTCCAGCTTCGACCGTGAGAGTGGAAAATCTCATCGAGCAGGTGAAGCAGGCCAAGTTGGCAGCTGAAGAAGAGGTTGTGTTCGTACTCGTTGAGAATACCGAGGGCTGGGGATTAACCATGCAGGCAAAGCTCTGCATCCCATGCCTTGTATGGGGGTACAATGACTACATGCAAGAAGCCTCACTCACCAAGCTCAACTCAGCAGACTGGGATACTGCCCGCCAGAACATACGACTTGCAGATGATATCCTGCGTCGTCGCTTCTCTAACGAGCAGATGGACGCGCTGCTCGATAAGTATCGCAGAGGCGAGTCTTGGACAGAGCCGGAGCAGAAAGCGGTATGTCTGATTCGCAAATATCTCGTTGACTACAGCAATCCGAGCTGTTTCAAGCCAAATGACATGAAGCAGACGCTTGACAGGATTCAGATGGTTCTTGACGGAGATGCAGAGACATTCGCACTCTATCAGCAATCAGCAGAGTATGAAAGTAATCATTTCAAGCCTTATGAAAACAAAAAATCAGCACCTGCCTTCCTATTCAATGCATGACGGGCAGATCAATCTTAACATCACAGCGCCAAAGTCATGGCGTGAGTTGTCGCAGGATGAGCTTCGCTATACGCTTTTCCTGCTGACCAGATTTCAGGAGCCATTGACGGTCAAGACATACCTGTTCTGCCGACTGGCTGGCATTGAGATCATCAAGCACACCCGCACAGGATGGAAGTGTTCTGTTCTGTGCCGGGTGGATGGCAAGTCAAGACCAAAGCGCAAAGTGATTTATCTGGAGACAGAGATAGTCCTATCTTTGCTCTCACAATTCGATTTTATCGATGGATTCGATAATTTTCAGCCTTTGCAGGCCATATCTGGCTTAAAAGCCGTCACTTCCATCCGCAAGATAACATTCCAGGATTACCTCTTCGCTGAGAAATATTATCAGCTGTACCTCATGCATAAGGAGGACAAGTTCCTTCAGCAGTTAGGATATCTTCTGTACAGGGATGAGGATGGCAAGCGTGATGACTCAGTGAATTTCACCGCAGAGGAGTTACTCGGAACTTTTTTATGGTACTCAGATTTCAAGCAAGTGGCTGCTGCCAATTTCCCTCACTTCTTCAAAAATACGAAGGAGGGCGAAGAGCCGACCATGGAGGATATCACCATGGGCATACGTGCGCAGGTCAGAGCACTCACCGATGGCGACATCACCAAGCAGCAGGCTGTCTTTGAGACCGACTGCTGGGCAGCACTGACAGAGTTGGACGAGAAGGCGCGGGAGGCTGAGGAATACAATGAAAAAATGAAAAGCTTATGACAGAAAAACAGTTCGATGCTATCGGATATTTCAAACAGTTGACAGAGGAGAACAACACCTGCCGACTGCATAATTTTGTCGCGACGACATGCAGCGGACCAGATACCGTGCAGGGAGTGCTGCAGCAGTTTCGCACAGCATCCAACTTCGTGATGGTCTCTGATACCGTTGACTCCAATACCCACTCTGTGGGCGATGGCTTCTTCGACCGCAACGTGTTCACGGTCTGGATTCTCGCTTCATACAAGCGTGATGACATGGCAGACCGGGAGGAGAAACTGAATATCTGCAGATATATCTTCCGGCAGTTCCTCAGTCGTCTTCTGCATGACAAGGAGTATCAGAAGTTCGGTGACCAGCTGGAGTATCTCAATCTCAATCAGGTCTATTCGACAGAGCTGGGTCGGTACTCGCTCAATGGATGCACAGGCCTTTACTTCATGCTGACATCAGACGAGCCTACCGACTTACAATATGATGAGAGCGCATGGCAGAAGTAATAGACGAACTCCTCAAATACGAGAAAGGGTGGACGGAAAATATGGCTGACTATTGGCGCGAGCGCATGGAGCGCTTGCGCACAATAGATACAGGCGCGCTCTATGCGTCCATCAAGGGCCACCTTGAGCAAGGCACAGTGACCACCATCGAGCATGCGTTTTTGCAATATGGTATCTATGTGGCTGCAGGAGTTGGACCTGCACACGTCTGGAAAAAGTGGACAGAAGCGCAGGGCGGTGAGAAAATCATGCGTCAAAATGATGGAGATCTCGACTTCCTCAACAAGCAGTATCGAGCCGAGAGGGAGTTGGATAAACCCAAAAAAGTGGGTCCTGCCTGGGGCGGTCGTGTCGCTGGTGGCGTGCCAAAAGGCAGACGTGACTGGTTCTCGGCTAAATACTATGCCTCTGTCATGAAGCTCAACGAGCATGAAGCAAGCTTCTATGGCGAGACATACAATGGACTCATGGCTTCAGCATTGACAGAGATATTCAAGGGCATAGGCGCAGCTCGCAACCTTTGACTCATAATTATATACATCACATATTATCTTTGCATCAAAAATGGCAGATTTAGAAAAACAAAAAATTCAGCAAGACTTGGAGCAGATTCGTGACGAGCGTCGCAAGGCTGCCAACACTGCTGAGCGCATAGGCCAAGCGTTGCTTGAGTTGCTCCATTTCATAGAAGTGGAAGGAAAACGTTACCTCTCTCGAGAACATGATGACACGGCAGACGGGCTTATCACATTCAATAAAGGTCTTAACTGCTTAGGTGACCTCTTGGCTACTGGCAAGGTAACGGTGCAGGATCTGGAAGTCTTGGGCAAGGCTTTGTTCCATGAACTCGAGATACGTAAGCTATCCTATGCAGGTGGAAATATATATCTGTCGGGCGCAGGAAGTAAGATAGTGCACGTGGAAGAGCAACGCTCTGCATCGGGTGCTGTGACAGGCTGGAAGTGTTATCTCCTGGCAGATGATGGCAGTACGGCGACACAAAACCTATGGCGCGTGAAGGATCAGGCACGTTGCCAGAGCTTCAATATCCTCGAAGGGAAACACGAGGGCGTGAGCAATAAGAGCTACTGGCGACTGGTAACAGATGTGAGCACTCAGCCTGTGACCATCACGGCTGCAGACGGTACGGTGCTGTATGGTGGAAGACTGTTTGACTGGGTGATATTGTCGGCAACCGACTGCATGGCGGGCAGCGACACGCCAACAGCTGGTGACACCATCGTGCTCGATGGCGCGAGAGAGGATGCAACTCGCCAAGGTGTCCAGATGCTTGAGAGTACAGGCAATGGTACACCTCGTATAGTAGGACTGCGAGGCGTGAACTCATATACGCATGAGGGCAAGGAGGTATTCGTGCTTTCGCCAAACGGATCTAAGATAGTCAGCTCCTATATCGAATGGGTATCGAGCACTGGTGAAGCTATGCACATGGTGAACTACAGAGGCGAGTGGCAGAAGGGCGTGAGCTACGCCTATTATGACCAGGTAAGCCACGGCAACGGCGTGTGGCTGTGTACCAACGCCGAGGGCAGCACGAGTGAGCCTATGGCCGGGAGCGCTGACTGGCAGCTTGTGATGAGTGCGCAGAAGGGCGAGAAGGGCGAGGACGGTGTGGCTTATCAGATAATGATAACGAGCGATACGGGCACGGTGATGATTAACGGTTCGGGCGAAATGACGCTGAAGGCAACGCTGCTACGCAATGGCGAGGACATAAGCGACACCGTGAGCAACAGCTCATGGTCGTGGTGGCGACAATCGGCTGATGCAGAAGATGATGCTGTATGGAACACGCTGCATGAGGGGGTTGGCCGGAACTGTCTTATAACACGTGACGACGTAGATAGACAAGCACAATTCGGATGCAGTGTGTGCATATCAGATACAAAGACTATTAATAGTAACATATAATAATATTTTAAAAAACAAACGATTATGGCAAAAGTATTAGCTAATGGTCAGATTACTATCGTTGACCTCAATGACGGCAAGGCCGTTCAGTGTTTTACACAATGCTCTAAGGGCGAGACTCAGATTTACACCCCCGACACGGGTGTGTACACTCCGAACTACTCGTCGAGTGAACCAAACGTGATAACAGCCCGTGTGTACGTGACGGGCAGTGCTACAGACCAGGCTCCGACCTCGGCTTGTACGGGATGGTCGTGGAAGGTGGACGGTGTGGCTGCCACTCCTGTGAGCGGCAAGTCGTATCAGCTTAACCTCGCCAGCAACATCGACAAGAACGGCAACGTGAAGAACATCGAGTGGTCGTGCAAATACACAGACCCGGAGACAAAGGCTACGACTACGTGTATCGGCTACAAGACCATTTCGCTGGCCAAGAGTGGCGGTGCGCTTCAGACGGTGCAGATTGAGACTCCCGACGGCAACACGTTCGACTCGACCAACAACAGCAAGAAGCTGCGTGCTATAGCCAAGTTCTTCCGTGGCAACGTGCAGGACACCACCATGACATCAATGACTTGGGAGGTGCTGAATATCAGTGCAGGAACATGGGACGCCGTGGCTTCGGGCAACGTGAGCACTTCGGGCGGCGTGAGCACTCTGAACGTGAGCGCCAACGACGTGCTTAACTTCCAGACTTTCCGCTGTACGGTGAAGGACGGTGCTGATACCGCCAGCGCTATCATCACGTTCTTCGATGCGAGCGACCCGTACGTGGTGGAGGTGTATTCGCTGACCGGCGACAAGATAGTGAACGGTGCGCAGTCGACGGAGCTTTACGCCCGACTCTGGAAAGACGGCAAGGTAGTGGAGGATGGTGCAGCGGTGAAGGCAGACAGCAACCATGCCTCGAACTACATCTACAAATGGACGAAGTACAATGCCAGCGGTGTAGCTACGAACTGGAACGGTACATCAAGTGCGGTGAATGTTTCGAACAAGCCTTACGTCACGGTGGCCAACGCTGACGTGGCAGTGAGAGGCACGTTTACTTGTGAGGTGTCTAAATAAGGGCACCTCACCCTTATTTTTTATTAATAAAAAAAATGAAAGAGTATGGCAGTATTATTGGCGAGGGGCCAGATAACGATAGCGGCGATAAAGGATGGTGCGCCAGGTCCGCAAGGCAAGCCTGGCAAGGATGCCGTTTCTATTATTGTCGAAGACGCTCCGCTCGTTTTTGACACAGATGATAGTGGAATTGTACCTGTTAGCATATCAAAGGTTGCGAAGGTAAAGATAATGAAGGGTAACCTGAATATCTCTAATAAATGCAGCAATATTAACTCAAGGGATGATTTGTGCGTAAATTGCAAATGTGGTGCAACACAGAAGGATGGATATATCGAAGTATCTGTATTTGGCAGTAATATTGCAAAGAACGACGTGGTTATTGATGGTATAAATCAAGGACAGATTTCTGCAACATCAGGCTATGCGGTCGCACAATTTGTTTACACTGGTGTTCTCTATTTTGCGCAAGTTCCATTCTCGGTGAACGTGTCGAAGTATATGGGTAGTGTAAAGGTTACGGCAAAGCAGTATCAGTCGCAATTTAAGGTATTGGAGAACGACCTCAAAGGAAGCAATCCTACCGTTCTCAAAGCTTACACATCTACTATCAAGCAGGCGGCAAGAGAAATCTCACTCTCGGTGAGTGAAAAGTCTATTGGAAGAAGAAACCTTCTCGTGGGTAGCGCGTTTTTGCGTGAGGATAATAACTGTACTATATCCAATGACGCAAGAATCGGAATAAATTCGGGCTATCAAGGTACGAATTGTATTCATGTCATTGACGCGACAGAAGCCGGAAATCCGCATTATGTGGGCGCATATTGGGACGGCTCACAAGGAGGAAGAAGCATCAAGATAGAAAAGGGTAAAAAATACACAATGTCATGCTTTTATAAGACCAATGATATTAACGGAGAGTTCTGGCTTGAAGCTATCTATACTGATAAGCAAGAAAATGCAACAAGAAAAGGACGAGCAAAGTATCTTTCACCAAATGGGCATACTGTTAAAAAGGTCAATGAATGGGAATTGTTTACAACGGTTGTAGATACAACAGATGCGGAATACGATTATATTGCATTCAACTTTTGGGAAGCATGTAATGTCATCACAGGACAGATTAATGCGTGGATTTGCCGTCCGATGGTAGAAGAAGGTGATACTTACAACGGCTGGACGCTATCGCAAAACGATTATGACTATGTGGGAGGAAACCTTTTGGAGGACACGATGGCACTGACCAGATCGTCTGACAACAGCAATCTTCAGTTTGCCAGCGGACTGATTTTGTTTGGTAAATACGAAGGCTGCTACGGTATATTGTACAACAAAAACAACTCGGCAGAGTCTCAGTTCACAGAAGCCTTGCAATATAAATTTCCAACAACGGCTACCCTTTCTGGGCAGGCGAGAATAGTAAAGAATCAGGACTATGTGTTCTCCTTCGTTGCCAAGGGCAGCGGAAACATCAATGTCTATCTCTATGGAGACAGCGTTCATGCAAATGTATATACAGAAACCTGCGAAGGAAACGAATATACGGACGGCAGGGATGACGGATACGCACAGCTCGCACTCACCTCGACCTATAAGCGGTACTGGGTGCATTGGCGAATAGAGGACTATACTGGCGAGGGAGCAGAGGTAATCCCAGACAAGGTGCTGATACGTGTTCCAGGCGATACTGAGGCTTGGGTGACAAAGCCGAAACTGGAGGAAGGCGCACAACTTACTGATTATACAGAACGGAAGACCGACCTCATCGACAGAGCCACAGCAAAGGCGGCAGGACTTGAGATTACGTCGAGAGGAGTAACTCTGTATGGCGAGAAAATCAAGGTGGAGAACACGCTCTCTACCGGTCAGACTACGACAGCCGCTCTCTTTAAAGACGGAGCCATCAATGCGGCTCTGATACTGGCGCAGATGCTTACATCGCAAGGACACAACGGACAGATGGTAAGGATAGCCGATGGCCTTATCAATATCTACGGCAAGGCAGGAACTGCAAACATCCGCTTCGGTCTGAACAGTTCGGGACAGGCCGTGCTGTCATACTATGACGATAACGGAAACTTTCTCTACGACCTCGGCCCTGCTGGTATCGCCTCACTCAGCAAGACCGACGCAAAGATAACTTCTGCGCAATATATCAAAGCAGAGGATGCAGGACTGACGACTCCGCTCGGAGAGAATGTAGACCTGCCGTGGGTTGACACAACGAAGTCGTGGTACACGGCAACGAAGGACAATAACTACATTCTTTTCGTTAAGGGTGCGACGGGTAAAACGACAACCCTGTATCGTTACTCAGCACCAAGAGTGAACGGAAAGATAGTAGCCGACTCGGCCAACGGATTGGGTACCTACGAACTTGCGAGTGCAGCCGACGGAAGGACGTTTACGAGCCGCACAATGGTGAAGAATGGTGCGCTGACTAATCTTGCGGATGGCGTGTTCCTTACTGGGGATGCCACGGTCTACGACAACACAAAGCTCGTGCCTGCCATCAAGAAGGGGCAGTTTGTGACAAGGCCATCCTTCTATGTACAGATAGATTCCTTTAACGCAAAGTTCACGACACTCGGATGGTTCGGAAGAATCTATTCAATACAGACAGAAACCACTTTCGGTAATCTTGACACAGGAATAATGAGCAACAATAATTACTAAACGAATATGATAACATATAAGGAATTGTATGCTACGCCTTTGGAAACGAAGGTTGCGACATGGAAAAATAATGAGGTGCGTCTTGCTGTGAACGAACGCAAGACAGAAGACGGTGAGTATCTGTACGACTGCGTGTTGCTCGATATGAATACCGATGCGGAGCCTACTGAAGAACAGCTAACAGAGGCTCTGAGAAACAAGTGCATCGAGCAGATAACGAAGTACGATAAGAGCGCAGAGGTGAATACGTTTTATCTCAACGGAGAGGCTCACTGGCTCGACTTCGAGACAAGAGATAGGGTATATCAGGGCAACGAGCGACTTATGCGAATGGGGAGAACGGAAACGACCCTGTGGCTCGACGGCGAGTGTTATACCCTGCCTATTGACACAGCTCAAGACCTCATAAGTAAGATAGAAGTCTACGCAAAAGACTGCTACAATGTTACGCAGACCCATCTTGACAAGGTAGTGGAGCTACAGACGATAGACGCATTGATAGCTTATGATATTACGGCAGGTTATCCCGAAAAAGTACGACTAACAATTTAATTTTATAGCTATATGAAGAAAATCGTTAAAGGTAATGACTTCACGCTGAGGATTCCAGTGGCGAAGATGGTAGAGGGAAGACCACAGACTTTCCCTCTGCCTGCCTGCACAGAAGTTCAAGCGCATACCTCTTGCGTTTGAGATAGTTTAACACAACTAAAATAAAAAAGACTATGTATATACTAAGTGTTATTTCTTTCCTCTTACTTGGAGGGTTTCTGCTTCTCGCAGCCATGCGCTTTGGTGTTCCAGCGATGGTAAGTGACGTGTATTACCAGTTACAGAACTGTACTGGAAGTGAAATCATCGGAGACAAGCGCAAGCGAAATTATGGCTGGGTATTCACGGCCGTTATGGTTACGTGTGCGGTACTGATGATGGTGTGTATGCTCGACACAGGTAAGGGTGTTCAGTTCCT